CTTCAATGAATGCGTCTCCAAAAATGAGAAGGTCAGTAATAACTTTGCGCATAAGTTGACGAATATCGTCGCTTGGATTTACGTAATCAAGAAGTGATTGAATTTTGTCAACTTCAGGAGTTGTCTTTGGCGTTGTTTCTGGTGAATTAATTCCACCCCTGTGAACAACTTCCAGTCCACCGGCAGTTGCGGTGCGAGCAATTGTGTCAATTGAAGCAGATGACCAAGGACATGCAAGATATGCTTGCAACAATTGTTGCATGAATGTTGGTCGGTCAAGTGTACCGGCGGTGACATTCTCACCAGGGTTCATTTCAGTTGAACCACCAATAGGTACTCCGGTTGCATAACCGGCACGCTTAGGGCCACTCTTAGGGCGGGCTTCAAGGATTTCGTCGTTGAACGCACCAGCCTCTTCAAGTCCCCTTCTAAAAGAATTAATAGCCATTGGTTATCTTTCGTTAAAAGGGACTAAGCCCAAGGTCTCCCACAAACATACTACCAAAGTTTGGTTGCTGGAGTGCGGGCGCATCTTCTTCTTGGACAATAACCATTGTGTCAGGAACACCTGTTTTAAAAGTTGGCTCCGAGTCGTAGATAATTGGGCGTGCGTACGTTCCAGCCGCCATGCAAACATAGCGCAATGCATCGGCAATGTGGTCTTCAACGTTACGGGTTTCCGCATCGTCTGGTTTTGCCTGGCTTCTAGGAAGAGCCGGGATTGTTTCAATAAATTGAGGACACTTGTCTTCAAAGACATGGAGCATTGGGCATCGTTTCATGCCTTCTGCTCTGTGAATTTCACAGGCTGGTCCGTCGTTGAGGAATTGATGAACGCGTGACCAACCGTTAATTCGGTCGTTATCCGCTTTTGTAATTCCACAACCTTCGATGCCATAAATGTCAGCAATAGACATTGGTGTTCCGCGTGAGCCCCACATTGAAGGGTCGGCTACTCGGATTACTTCGCGCTCACCATGTGAGTGCTCGGCATCAAGAATAAGTTTTGCTTGATTGTCTGCTTGAATTCCAGAAACACAAATCTCTCTGTAAACCCAAACACGCTCGTCATTGTCAACAGCAATCCACACACATGCAAATGGTGCAGCATAACCATAGTCAATACCAGCGTAACGAGGCCATTCTTTTGGAATTTCAAATGAACGAACAACATGTTTTGAATGTTGCCATTGTTCAAAGAACTGGCCAACCATTGCGTCCCAGTCACCGTCACGCATTGCGGCTCGACGCTGGGGGTCTGGAATGGAATTAAGAACAGCGTCATACCCTTCGTTAACGTGAGGGTTATCTGTTGCTTTGGCCGGAATGTAGCAGACTTCGCGACTGTAGTTTGTACCTTCAGTTACCTCGCGATGCCTTTTCTTACCACGTTGAGTGGGATTAATGAAACGGTCTTTGAGATACTTGTGGCCTGGGCCACCAGGGTTGGACGCTAGTCGCAGTCCGATAACGGGAACAAGTTTGTTACCCGAACGAAGACGCTCTTCAATGTGCTGAATAACCTGAGGCACCATTAATGAGGCTTCATCAATGTAGAATGCTTGATACTCACCACCGAGAATACGGGATGCGTCAACAAGGTTTTCTGCATATGTAAAGTTAATAATAGAACCGTTAGGGAACTTCAACATTTTGTTTGTGTTGTTCCACTTTGCGCCGAGGTCGCGGCCGTAATTCCATTTTGCTAACTGAGATAGAAATGATTCTTCCAACTCGGGATATGAGCGACGGAAACAACCGATGCGCATACCTGGGTAGTTGGCGGCGTTGTAGAGCGCGTCCATCAAGAACGCAGCGGTCTTTCCGCCACCAGCAGCACCACCGTAAAGAATTGCATCAATACGTTCAGCGGATGCTGCGTGAAAAACTTTCTGTCTGTCATGTGGTTCGTAATTCAAAATCTTAAATACGTCAACCGTCTCCGGTACAACAGCATTTGAAATGAATTTACCAAAGTTTGACATTACTTAAACCAAAAGTAAAATGACCAGGCAATGCTTAAAACAGAAGTTAACAAAATAAAAATTGATACACTTGTTTGCATTGCGGCAAGTGCTTCAAAGTATTTAACTTGAGAAGCATCTTTTCTTAGGCCTAGTTCACTGCTTGCTTCCATGAGTGCAACAGTCTTTTCATACTGTTCGTCACCCATGATTTTACGCGCTTCTATTTCTCCTACGCCGACAAGATTGCCAAGGCTAGAAAATAGTTCGTGCGCTTCGTCTTCGAAATCGTCTTCTGAGTTCATCACGAATTCCTTAAAATTTTAGGTAATCTACGTCATCGTCAGACATAAGCCTACGGATGAATTCGTCATGCGCTTCCCATTGCAAATCTACCGGAAGTTTTCTCACAATAGATACTTGCCACGGTTCAAAACCGAGATGGTAAAGTTCTGCATCGCTAGGTATACAGTTGCATTCCTCATTGGGCAAACAACTGTGGCGATTCTTACTCATAGATTACACTACTTTTTACGTTTGTCAAGCATTTCGAGGCGGGTGCCTCGGAGCAGGTTGTTCTGTGACCAGAGGGCGTCCATCAGATGACGTTAATTCTCTCTTAAAAGCCTTCCATCGGAAACGGTCCGGCGCACCTTCAGCAACCCATTCTGCGTAACAAGTGCCACACATGGCAGTCTTTGTTGCTGGTAAAACCATACAAATTTCACAGGGTTCGCTAGTTACGCGATTGCGTTTTTTCTCAACGCCTTCTTTAAGAAAGTTAATACTTTCCATGATTTGTCTGAGATTTTCCTCAGATTGAAGTATTTTTTGTTCAATATTCTTTATCTCACGGCGAACTGGGTCGTCCGGCTTGCGGCCTTCCATCTTGGCAATTACCGCTCGTTCTACCGAGGAAGAACTAGGGTTTCCACCACTGCGAGCAATAGCAACCCCGGAACTACCTGATGATAGGGTGTCAACACTTATTGCGTCTCGGCGGACCAATTCTTCTAAATCTTCTATTTTAAGTCTATTGGCAAACTTGTTTATATTCTCAAGGCTATCGACCATGCGCTTCAGCCTTTGCTGAGAACGTCGGTTTAACTTGCTTGCCACAAAAATCCTCCAATAAGTATAAAAAATGACGCCCCTAAAGGACGCCCAATCTACACATATGTTCTCACAGAAAGTCTATTCTGTCAAGGATTTACCATAGGCTTTTAGTAAAACAACAAATTGCTCAAGTTCCATTGTAACGTAAGACTTGTTTGTGCCAGTACGAGCACGCTTGTGTATTACTGCCCAAAGTTTGTTGGCTTTTTTTCCGGAAACTTCGGCTTGCTTGCACCACTCTGATAAGGCCATTGCTTTGTGGTTTTTTGCTTCAAGGACCATCGGCGTGTTTCGAATGTCACCAAGTGCCATATCGCTACTGCCCCAACGCTCAGCGTCAGGAAAACCACTTTCATTAAGGAAACGTACGATTGCAGTCTCGAAACTGGTTCCTTTTGCACGGGCTTTACTCATCTTCCGTTATAGCCCTGTCAATTTTTGCAGCATTGCTGTCAAAGTAACCTGACACGGTTTCTGTTGACCAATAAAATCCACAAATAAAACACTTTCGGTGAAGGTGCTCGTCAGAACGCCCACACAAACATTTTGCGCCGGGGTGAAGTTTTACGTAGGTGGTTGCTATAGTGGCTCGAATAGTGCGCTTAACTTCAGTCCATTTTCTGTCCTTTGGGTCATAGACCTGCTCCGAAGAAACTGACACCGAATCGTCTTCACATACCGTTCCACATTTAGGGCATTCCGTGACAATGGGGTTTACGCGAGGCATTGGAATGGAAAATTTTGGTTCCCAGGACATTACTTAAGTTCCTTTATAAATTCTTTAAGGCCAAACCATATAATGTAAAATGGCCACATAACAGCGTCACCAACCATACGACTGACGTAATCGCTTACCTCAAAATCAATGTCTTGCTCACGCCAGTTATCCCTTACCTTAAGGGTAATTTTAAAATAACGTATAAAAATAGCCACGGTTACTACAAGGTAACCAATTAAAATCAACTCAATCAAGTTCACTTACAGCCTCTATTTCTGTACCGTAAACTTCCTGCCATATCTCGTTGCTAACAATAGATGCAGCAACAACAGTACCGCCGTGAAGATAGCAAATTCCTTCTTCTATAAGGCGTTCTGCTCCATCCACGCCAAGCACCACGGCTGGCATTTTGCCAAATTCTGAGGCATTGAAATTCATTTCCATAATGGCATAAACCCTGTCACCCTTGCGGCGAAGGCGGGCTGAGCCTACATGACGTGCGTCGTCAAAATTAATAAATAGAGGGACAATCTCAGGAATGTCTACCTCGCGGTAGGTCAGTTCTGGTTCGTCAATGTGTGCAAGCGCAATATAACGCTTCTTTTTTGCTGTTTTCATAGTATTCTTTCGTGTTCATCGGTCCTGCTCATAATAGTAGCGCAATTCTTCTTGGTACGCATACACCATTGACCAGGCAGTTTCTAGCCTATCAATAAGCCAGTCAATGTCAATAGCCATGTTGTCAAGCAGGTCCTGGAGCATTGGGTTTATGTTCTCTAGGCCATAAATAATGTCTGCCCGAGAAAGAATTTCCCTAATGCGTTCAAGTTCGTCGTCACCTATCATCGTGAACCCACTTGCCATTATCTATCATTGTTACCTGGTGTTGACAGATAACGCAGAAATTGCGATAGTGGCGCTCAGTCAGCATTGGCTGAGCCTCATGTCCACGCGATTCAATTTCAACAAACTCCATAATCAAAGAATACAGTACGAGTTAAAAAAATCAACCATTTAAACCTTGACATAAAACAAATAGAATGGTACCCTTATTGCGCGTTTCTAATAACTCATAAGGAGAATTAATGTCAAATACATCATCAATTGTTTCAATTGCTGTTGCTTGGGCCGGTACGGCTGGTGGCGGAGTTGCAATGCTAAGAAAGTACGCAACCAAGGCTGAGAATTATATTTCACACGTTGAAGAAGAAGTTAACAGTGTTCTTGCAAAACTTGAAATTCTTGACACAAAGTTATCAACATTAATTTCAACACCCACACCTAAAACTACATCAGCAAAAGTAAAAAAAGTTGTTAAAAAAACCGCGGAGCCAAAGAAGCGTTTGCGCTAATTTGCAATCCGGGGTAGTTCAGTTGGCAGAACAATCGACTGTTAATCGATATGTCGCACGTTCAAGTCGTGCCCCCGGAGCCAATGTCATATAAAGACAAAAAAAACAATCCGAGATGGTGTAACCGGCAACACTACAGACTTTGAATCTGTCATTCTACGTTCGAACCGTAGTCTCGGAACTTTATAAAAAAAGGAAGATAATGGGAAAAAAACTAGACGAGGCTTATTACAAGGTAAAAGCCCAGGCAGAGCACCACATGAGACTTTCTCAACAAAGAGATGAAGCCTATGACAAGGGTTTTGCTCAGGCTTATTATGAGGCTCTAATTATCATTACCGACATTCGCGGCTAGGGCAAAAGAGTGGACGTTCCTCAACTTCAAAGCCAGGCGCTGCACACGGCCCTATTGCCGTGGGAAGACAGCACCGCCTATCAAGTGGGTCTTGGTAGAAATCATCAAAACCTTACAAAGCAAGACAGGGTATCTTACAAAGCAGAGAGCCTGATGCTAGACAATGTTCTTGCCAATGTTCATGCTGCTGCTGCGGAGATTGGCGCTTGCAAAATACTTGGTGCATACTGTTATGCCGGTGTATGGGAGAAGGAAGACCACGATAAATACAGTGGCCTTCCCGATGGTCTTTGGTCTTCCACCGAACTAGAAATTAAATGGCGCCGCAGCAGTTTTGCAATGCCCGTTGACCGTAAAGACGCAGAATTAAATCGTTTGGTTTTATGGGTTGAAAGTAAGTTGTCTTTGAAGTACAGTTGTGTTTGTACCTACTGTGAGAGTAGTAACTTAAAAGAAGTTACCACCGTCAGAATTTTAGGCGGGGGCTATGCAAAAGACTTGTGGGAAAACGGGAAACCGTACAACAACGACACAAACAGAGTTGCTGTTCCTGCAATGAAATTAACCCCCATAAAGGAAATATATGAAAAAATGGTGTGAATGCAATCCACGATGTATGGTAAAAAATCCGCGCAAGGAAGTTGTACACGGAACTTACTCTACACATTCCAGCAGACATAACTGTCGTTGTGATAACTGTGTTGTAGCATACAAGGCGCATGTTGAAAGCCGTGACCTTGAAGCATTGATGGAATACCTAAAGAAAGAAAGTAATGAAACAAGTAACGCTTAACCCCAACATTGAGTTTGAAGCAGTTTTAATTGAACTGAAAGAAATGCACGACCGAAAGTCCAAGGATTACGGTTCCCCAGAGGATAGTTGGGCAAACGTACTAGCCAGCGCCGAGTTTGGGACTCCTGGCTGGGTTGGTGCGCTTATTCGCATGAATGACAAACTTCACCGCATAAAGAATCATATTCGCTATGGCACACCAATGACCAATGAATCGGTTGAAGACAGCCTTGTTGACATGCCCGTCTACAACATTGGCGCCATTATCTGTTATCGCCGTGACACCTATGGGCCAGATTGGTACAAGCGATGAAGCACAAGGAAAGCATTGCTTTGTCAAGTGGAAGGTTTTTTGCGGAGATTATGTCTTCCAATAAACCACGCTGGTATCAACGTTGGCAACGTGGGTACGTCCAAGCATTAAAAGACATTCAATATTTTCTTGACCCAGAATTAAACATTGCAATTGTCCCCTTGAGCGAGTATCGTGCAACAGAGGGATTAATAGAAAGAGAAGAAGATTAATGACAACTATTCCACCACGCCGCTACCCGCGCAAAATGAAAAAACAAATGGAAAAAGTTAGCATGGATTTTACCGTTGAAGAATACCAAAAGATTAAAGAGATGGCTAAGGAACACGGTATGAGACCAACACATTTTGTACAATACGCCCTTGTTAACGCTATTGAAAAAGAAGGTTTACCATGGTCAACGTCAAAGTAGGAGACGAAGTTTTTAACACAGAGCGCCTCGGCACGGTTGTTGGTTTCAACAGTCGTGGCTTTCCTATTGTTGAATGGAAAAGCGGCGATATTCTTGTTGAGAAAGAAGAAGAACTTTACGTTGTTAAAGGCTTCGAGCAGTGACAGATTGCAAGCACTGTGGTTTAAAGATTGTTAAGTACTCACGAGATGGTACTGACTGGGAAAACATTGGCGATGACGACCAATGGGTTCACCTATCACCGCACGGTCCGCACAAGGCTGAGCCAGAATGGATGGATGAAAAATGAACATAGTAATTAATTGGATTGCACACATTGCTTTAGTTGGCGCTATAGCATTTTTCTTGTTTGTGTTATTCGGTATCTTTGGGGCGTGGAAATAATGGGTGCTCAAACTAATTTGTTGTGCGTGTGGATTGTAATTATTTACCTATTATGGAAGACTTGGTGATTAATGTTTTATATTACTTTTGGACTGACTTGGGCTATCGGCGTTGTTACGGGCGCATTGTTAATGCTTATTTGGGACATGTTAGTTAACTGATGTGGTCTTGGGTTCTTGCTGCCGTTGGTTCCCTTGGTCTATTTTTTGTTGGGGGAAAGAAGATTTGGGGATGGGGAATTCTTATCCTCAACGAATGCCTATGGGTAGCCTATGCGCTATCTACTAAGCAGTATGGTTTTATTGCGTACAGCATCATGTACGTAGCAATGTATGTAAGAGCAATACTAAACTGGGGGAAAGATGAATAACGAACCAACTGAAGTGGATTACGTGGATAGTGTTGTAAATTTTTGGGCAATAGATGATTCCCTGGATAAAATCCGCGGTATTCTAAAAGAAATATCTAAACTATGCGAGAAAACGGAGTATGACGATGTGGATTAGAAAGAAAACGCTTAAAGAGAAGATAGACAAACTAGAGGAAGAACTCTACCTCAACTACAAGAAGTTAAACTTGTCTATGCTTGATGCCCAGCGCCAAGCACACGTCTTTGATACACTTAGAGCAAAGTTACACCTAGATTCGTAAGGTGTGAGCCTTACAGAAGGGCTCCGATTAAGGACGACCTCAACCTTCTGTGCGGCTCAGGCCAGACGGGAGTCTGCATCGCCCACAGTCTGTACGCCCCCCCGGTTGCAGGCTGTGGGTATTTTTTTGGGGGGGCGGCATAGCCGATTATTCTATATCACTTATTTTAATATAGTTTGTGTTCTGGGCCGATACGATATAACATATCATACATATTTTCCAGCCAACTACCTTATTTAACTTCCCATTTAAATACTCAACTACCAAAGGCCTTGGCCTTCAAAAAATTTTTTTGAAAAAAGGGGTTTTGTTTATTTGCTGGAAATGTACGAAATAACAATAAGGATGACTATTACTGTTATACTTAGTATCTCTCTTACTAATAACATATAGAGTATTGCGTTAAAGGTTGGAGTGAGTGCCTGGGGTGTGAGCAAGCCGCCCGTTGCTGAGTCGGATAACTGAGTCCCCCGGAGTAATATTCACCGCAAACAAATTCCCAGTCTGAAGCGTCAACCCCATGAACAACGTACCTATAGACGTATAGCGATAGGTGACGTGAAACGGAATACTATCTCCAATAAATGCCTGGAACTCCTCGGCATCAAAATTAGAAGTAATTTCATATACTTCAGCCGTAGTAGCGTCTACTTCTTTTTTCTTGCATTTACAGTTGCCATTACACTTGGACATTGTTACTCCTGAGTTAGTGCTTTCTTTTACCTTATAACTAGTACCGATGTTATCTGTCTCTAGGTACCAACTAAGTGCTTCTCGTATGTTAAGGATGTTGTTAGGGTTCTCCCAAAGGTCCTTAGATTGCGATACAGAGGCTTTAATACTGGTAGGGGTACTGATACGTTGGAAGTACCTGAAAAAGGGACCCGCTTCGAAGATTTCAGGTTTTCCCCCCGAATTTAAAATATACGAATCTACTGCTGCGAAAATAGAGCGCTTGTACAACCCCTCGGTAAAAACACGCATTTCTAGGGAGCCGCGCTCTGTACGGTCTACTTGAACCTCGACTGAGGCGTTATTAGTTGCTTTGAAAAGGAGACGTGCTTCTTCCAGGTTCTCCCCGTTAAAAATAACGTACTCAAACTCTTTTCCGTCTGAAATTCTAATAGCCTTTGCCATACAACAATTATACACAAAATGGGACCCAAGTCAAGGCTTTATTCTACTTGAACAAATGTTCGGATAATAGAACTACCTGTGACAGACGTGGTGACACCGTGGAAAAGAAATGCTGTTTGTGTGGGCTCTCGCTGGCGCTCTGATTAGGGCAATTTAGGCCAGTCAGGCCAGAATTATTTAGATTATTTTCTAAAATGCCTGATGAGAGGGCATAAAATGGAATTGCAATTAGTGTCAGTTTATGCAATACTGTTTACAGCGAGGTAAATAACCTCGAAGAATTGCCAAGATGTTCCACGTGGAACATAGAGGAGATTGAAATGAAGGATAGAAACGCTACTTATGTGACACTTGCCAAGCGTGGCAAGATGTCTCCTAAGTTTGACCTACTGGCCGAGACTCTTGACACCAGTAGCCTTATCGGCGGAAAGTTCGCCGATTACGAATTAGCCGATACACAGCGAGGTAACGGTGCTGGCAAGTGGCTATCGGCCAGACTAGAGGCAGACGGTACTACCAGCCTCATCATTGTGAATGATGAGATGGTGAGCAACAACACCGACCTAGAGAAAATTACCGTAGTTATTAAAAAAAGTTCAGGTGTAATTTACTGGGCTGAGATGGAATGCAACGCCAAGAAGTTACTTCAAGGTACAGTCGGCAAGGAATACAACCAGAAGGGACTAGTCCGCAAGATGACAGCAATCCAGCGTGCAGACTACCTAGCGCAGTTATCAAAAATTGCCCAGACGGCAGAAATTGGCAAGCCAGTAGATGACCAGCAAGGAATGGATTACTTCGTGAAAGTAGGCCAGCACCTCGATAGGTTCGTGAACGGTGGCAAGAACTGGAAGCGTGAACACGCTACCAAGTAGTGAGAGTGGGGGGGGCAACCCTCCCCAACCCTCCCCCAATTATTAAAAAAAACCTAAGTGAAAGAAAGGAGTACCCGATGAAGAAGAATAACGCTGAAGGCCTAGTAGAGTTCCTAATGAACTCAGACCTAGACAGTCTTCTAGAGAGCGACAGCGCAGTTATTGAAAAATACCGCGTGGTTGCAGTTAGTCAAGACCAATGGGACGACTTCGACTAACCCGCAGTTATTAAAAAGTTATCCACAGGGCAGAAAATCGCCTTGTGGATAACTTTTTTTTGTCAAAAAAATTGCCTCGCGTACGCGACGTGTACAGGAGCGGAGCGCTGGAAGTTTTTAAGAAATTTCGCGTGTGAAAAAAATGTCTCGCGTATGCTTCGCGTGCGTGTGCGGGCGCGGGCGGGCGCGTGCCTCGCGTATGCGACGCGTGCGTAGGCGCGTGCGAAGAGAATTTTAGGAAAAACTGTGTGTGCAAAAATTATCCCCTCGCGTACGTAAGAAAATTAACTTGACAAACTACTAAATGTGTGCTATAGTGGTTCTATTCAAGTTTGCAAGTAGCAAACCGATTGGAGTAAAAAGATGAAAGTTGTTCTTCGTTTAGAAAAAGTTGGTCCAGTTGCGAAGTGGGTTGCTTACGCAAGTTCTACTTGCACCGTTGTATCAGAAATACTTTTTGATGACCTCGGCTGGGCAATGGACTGGTGCAAGAATAATTCTCACCAAGTTGTTTCAGTTCTACAATCAGAGGAGGTGTGAAAATGTCAACGATTACAGCACGCAAGACTTCGCGTGCGTGCGCGTGCGTACGCGAGCGTTTAGAGATTTTAGAAAGTCTCGCGTACGCGATAGCAACGATTTGACAAAATAGATTTTATGTGCTATAGTGGTTCTATTCAAGTTTGCAAATAGCAAGCAAGAAAGGAAAAAATGGCTTACACATCACTCAGCGAAGCACAAAACGCAATCGCTAACCTAGTACCATTCAAGGGCAACTCAATCCGTGGAGAGCGCTCAGGGAACGTCTACTACGTATGGAGTTACAACACCATCATCGCTACCTATGCAATCCCTACGCAGTCGAAGTGGTTCACCGACCAATTCCACAGCGTCACTACATCACGTCACCTAAACATCGCAAAATGTGGTTTGATGATGGTTAATGAAATGTAAGGTTTATCCACAGGGTTATCCACAGCCTTGTGGATAACTTTGCCTCGCGTGCGTGCGCGTGCGTGCGCGTGTCGCGTATGCGCGGGCGGGCGCGTATTCGCGTGCGCGACGTGTAAGATTTTGTCTTCTGGCAATTTTTAGGAAATCGCGTGTGTGAAAAAAAAGTCTCTTTTTAACTTGACAAACAGCGATTGATGTGCTATACTTGTTCTCAACAAGGACAAGCCTTGTTACAAACAAAAAGGGGCAACTATGCCAACAAACCCAGAAGACTACAAGTTCTACTCTTACACAATCAAAGACGACAGGGGAGACCTCCTTGTCCGTTGTATGATTTGCGGAGAAAAGTCTCTTGGCGAACTCATCCTTGATGAGGGCCCAGAAGGCTATCCCGTATGGTTCTCCTGCTGGAACTGCGGGGAGGACTGTTGGCTCCCGCTCCCATAAAAGGGGCTGTATCGCGTGCGTGCGTGCGCACACGCGAACGGCTGGGGATTTTAGGAAAGCCTCGCGCGTGTCTCGCGTACGCGAAACCACAAACTTGACAAATTACAATTTATGTGTTATAGTATTAGTATTGAGTTTGCAAGTAGCAAACAAGAGAGGGAAGTATGAACCTGAGTGACCGTCAGATTTCAATGGCTATCACAGCCGTTGAAAACACAGTAAGGGAGTGGGAGAAGCAGACCCCAGCCCAGGGATTGCCAGAGCAGTTGATTGCCGAGCAGGTTGCAGAGTGGACGAAGTTATTGAACGCTTTGTATGCCGAGTGGGAGGCAATGGTGTGAAAACACCATCTTCGCGTACGCGAGAACAATAATTTGACATTTTACAATTTGTGTGCTATAGTAGTTGTTATCAAGTTATGAAAGGACTATGATGATTGATTACCTAGCCTGCCTAGAGTGTGAAACGCTGATGGAGAAAATTGACTCTTACCCTGGAGCATTGTGTTTGGACTGTTACGGAGCGAAGGACGATGACGAATGAACACAAACCCCAAAAGGGGTTGTTATCGCGTGTGTGTGTCATACGCGACACTCTTGTTATTTTAGGAAGTCTCGCGTACGCGAAAGCAGTAACTTGACAAAATAGAAAAAATGTGTTATAGTGTTTGTATTGGAGTTTGCAAGTAGCGAACGGCAAGGAGCATTATGGCAGTAATGACGGCTAAGAAGGTTGAACTACTACTCAAGTTTCTTAACGACTATAACGAAGGTACGAAAGACATTGTTAAGCCCTTTAAGGACATTGACGCTATTGCCTATGGTGAGGGTCAGATTGACGCTATTACTATGGTGATTGCTCAGGTTGAACGAGTGTTTGCAGACGAACTTTCATAGTTCGCCCCGAAAGGGGTTTGTCGCGTGTATGCATACACGAGGAGTTGGAAGATTTAGGAAGTCTCGCGTACGCGAACTAACCGACTTGACAAAATACAAAAAGTGTGCTAATGTGTTGTTATCAAGTTTGCAAGTAGCAAACGAGAGAGGAAAAAAATGTCATTATCGTCAAGGCGCAAGCGTGAACTACGCAACAAGCGCATTTTTGTTTGGGGTGTTGCTCTTACATCTTACGCTCTAGCCTATTTTTGGGTAGAGAGTAAAGTTCCATTCGATAACAACTCTATCCTAGTCCAATGGGCTTGTATTGCCTTTGGTTTGGGTTGTGCTGGTATTGGGTTAATTGTTGGTTACTTTGCGGTAGAAGGTAGGCGCTAATGGGGGCTATCTGCCATCACGCGCACCTCTACTATTCCTGCACTCTTAGTTATGCACAGGCTGTTCATAACTTTCACGAAGGTGGGTTGATGTGTGTTAAGGAGTACGGCGCTAAGGTTTGTGCTAAGGCTATGGCTATGGCTCAGCACTATTTAGCCAGTCGTTAGCCCCGCCCCGAAAAATTGGGGCTATCGCGTGCGTGTGCACATACGCGAGCGTTCAGAGATTTCAGGAAACCTCGCGTACGCGAAAGCAGTAACTTGACAAAATAAAGAAAATGTGTTATACTT